GTTAGGATTAAGTGGTCTCTCTCCTCTATTAGTAAGTAAGAAGTTTATAAGATTTACTTTCAAAGCATCTTTAGTTTGAAAAGTAGAATTAAACACAGCAGGAGCAGAAAATGGAATATCTAATCCGACTGCTTTTCTAGGCTGCCTGTCTAAAGGGTTAATCTTTTTTCTACTTATTGCCATTAAACTCTTGATCTATCTTTCTCTATTGATTTATCGTATATTGCTTTTGCTTTATTTACAAAATCTAATTTGCTTATATCTATACCGGGCATAGGTCCGGCATTTTGTCCTAGCCCCATATCTGAAGCTATATTAGAAGCAAAGTTAGGTTTCCTTACCATGGAAGAATCAGCATTAATTACATTTTTAAAGTCTTCTCCAGTCATCTGCTGTTTAGTCATGTTAAGCATTTCTTCTAGTGGTACTGTACCTGTATTCATTCTACCTGTTGACCATGTTCTTTTTAAGTCTTTCTGTTTTACAGGTTGATAGTTAAGGTTAGATTCTTTCGTAGGAGTACTAGCTGCTCTTACTGCTTCGTTAAGCATTTCTTGTAACTCTTCCTTAACGGCTGATCTTACCTCTTCTCGTATAATTTTACGTAATTGATCTAGTTTCATATTAATAAATAGTTGGTTTATGGAAGTTGATTGTCTATTCTAAATTTTAATTCTTTAATAAGTATTTTTGAATCACTAGCAAAAGATAAAGGCCCTTTAAGAACTGCAATACCTCTGTTATCGTAAGCTATAGCTTGACGTTGTAGGGCAATATCTGGAGAGTTTGGATCGGTCACTACTTTTATAAGGTAGGCTTTACCGTTAAGAGCTCTATACTCTTCTTCTTCTGCTGATGATATGTTTGAACCTTCTAGTATTGCTTCTCTTTGTTCAGCTGTTAAATTAGGGTTAGCTGCACATCTATTAAGTAGGTTACGTATAATTGCTATTTTAGCTTGTAGAGGTACAAATATAAGGTCGAAGTTTCTTAATAAATCCTCTATGTTATCTATTTCGTTTTCTACATCTTCTAATGCTTCAGTAGCCCATTTAAGTTTAGCTGACTGACTTTGAACAACTCCTTGAGGAAGAGAGAATATAACCCCTCCAGCAGGACCAGGAGGAACACCTAGTGTGGTTGGTATAGGATTGTGAGATAATAAATCGATAAGTACTTTTAATATGTTTACTATAATCTTTAATGATTTTACTAGTCTATGTAATTTTAATGCTCTTCTATTAGCTGAAGTTACTAACGTATCTACTCTATCTAAAGATTTGTTCATACTATTAAGTACCTTAGGAGGAGGGCATTTTTCTCTTAATTCATCTAAAATCTCTAAAATCTTTTTTTCTGCATACCTTCTAGCAACTCCTTCAGCGTAAGCAAGAGCTATAGAGGCATATTGAGCAAGATTAAGTTTAATCGATTTTAAAAATGAATGAGGCATTATTCAGTAAATGTTTTTCTTGATTTAATAGGTGATTGACCGTTAGGGTTGATATATCCCTGAAGGATATCTGCTGTAAATTTTAAGCTAACTCCGTAGCCGTTTAGGTTAGGTATAGATTTAAAATCTTGAGTTTTAGCAGATTTTAGTTTTCCAGATAAGGTTTTTAACTCATCTACTAGTATCTGTAAAAAATCTTCTAGTCTATGTCCGAGTACCACTGGTTCAGCTGATCCTAGTTCTGTGTCCCTATTCTTTGAACCTACTCCAAGGTATATTTTCTTAGCATCTAAACTAATATAATCTTCACCATCTATACCTATGTCCTTTGAAGATATAGTTAAACTTTCGTTAGAAGAAATTAATACGTCTTCTTTTTTAGCGTTTAACACTATTCTATCAGAGTTAATAAGAATCTGTGCTCCTTTATACTTGTCGGCAATTATAGTTTTATCTACGTTTGATTCAAGTTTAGTACGTGCTTGATTTAACGGTATTAAGTGATCTGATGTAATATATATACTAGAGTCGTCTTTGTTAATATCCTCTACAGTTGATTTTAGAATATCTCCATTAAACGGTCTTCCGTTACTTAGTATAGTAAAAGGTTTACCGTCGTTAGATTCGTCAGTAATAGTGTTTTTATTTCCTTTATATCCTCCTAATCTAATAGAGTTACCAAACCTACCGTCTATAATATGATCTCCTGGGTTAGGGTAAAGTATGTTAACTTTGTCTAATTCTTCTATACCTTCACCGAGATCGGTTCTTTTTGCATCGTCGGGAGGAGCAGCGTTATGGTTAGAGGCGTTCCATACTGAAATTACTGTAGAGTAGTATATTTTAAGTTCACTATCACTTCTATCTACTGATTCTCTAGGGCCAGGATTTATTATTACTATTTCGTTTTTTAACGGATATGTTCTAGCTGTGCTATCTAGTGGATAAGCTATATATAGGTTTTCGGGATCTTCTTCAAAATTATCTTCATCAAATAAATTATATCTAATAGCACCTATAGTTTTAGTAGCTTCATAGCTAGGGTGGTTTTCATCTAAGACAATATCATATACTCTACCTAATGTAGGTGGTGAGTATCTTCCATTTTCTGATGGGTTATAGTCTTGAGTAGAATTAAACCCTAATCCTAAATTAAGCATCTTCGTCTTCTTTAGAGTTTTCTGCTTCTTCCATCTGTTTATCTAATTCTTCTTGTTCTTCTATAAGGTCTTGAAGTTCAGAAAGATCGAATTCACTAGATTCTCCTTTTGATTGTGCTGTTTCTATCCTTTGAATTACCGTCGCTAACTTAATCAAATGCTCGTCATTCTTTACTCCTATCTCCATATATTCTTTAATCATAGGTACAAGCAGAGTAGCGTCTCCTATATTCTCTATAAGAGGTTTAAGTTCACCGATAAGTCCTTTTACTTGTGATTTAGTTTCTTTAGAGTTATCATAAATTTCTCCAAAGAGGTCGGATAGTGTTTTCCCTTTGAATATTTCTTTGTCTAAGCTCATATTGTTTTATAATAAATAGCCTATTCAATTTTATTGTGAAGATAACCTAGATCATATAGTTTTTGGTACTTAGCTTTAAAGTCTTCTTTTAATACAGTTACTACCTTAGTTAATTTTGGTGTATCGCAGTCTGTCATCTCTCTAATATAGATGTACAAAGCTTTTTTTCTAAATATATCTAAGTCGTGTCTTGTTCGAAATACAGTTAATACTGCATCTGCTATTTTTTGGTCTTCTTTCTTAATAAAAGTCTCTTCTAAGGTATCGTAACAGCTTTCGATCCATTCGTCGAGAAATGTAGCTAGAGATTTAGCAGAAGGAGAGTCTAAGTCTAGTTTAGATTCATAAGATTCTTCTATATCGGTAAAGCTTCCTATTTGTTTAAGTTTCTTATAATTCTTATTATTGTAGTTAATAAGCCATCTCTTAACAATAGTACCAAAATACGAGTATGCCTTAGCACCATTGGTAGGGTCAAACTTCATAATCTTTTCTTCTAGTAGAACTGATACTATTTCGTGCTTAAGATCTTCAATTTTATCAACATCAGTATAATAAAACTTAAATGTATGTATAATATTCTCTGCTAGCTTGTAAAAAGGTATATAAATATGATCTGTAAAGATTTTATTTCTATAATCTTGATCTGTAGATGTGTTGTATTTTACTATGTATTCTTCTGTCTCTTTTGTAAAGTAGTTAGCTTTCGCTCGTTTCCTTGCCATAATTTTGGGGGAGCATATAGTCGTTTAGTTGCTCCTGTACTGCTTTCATTTGGTTAAAAAATTCACCAACTTCATCATCTGACTGAAAGACCCCCTTGTCATCGAGATTTTGTAAGTGTTGTCTTGACTCACCTATAGTGTTTGATATATTCTGTAAGTATCTTACTTGATCTTGTGTAATATCTTCGTATTTTTCAACTTTTACTAATAGGTTTCTAATAATATAAGCAGAAATAATCAGTAAGGCAACTAATATACCGAGAATTATGTAAAATGTAGTAGGATTTAGTTCCATATTATAAGTTTTTAAGCATATTTTGCAGGCCTGGAGAGGAATTTACTCGTTTTCCTGTAGATGCTTGTGTTTTCTTTACTTTTGAAGTAGCTCCACCAGTAGTTTTAAGCCAAATATCGTATTCTACCTTGGAAGCCATGAAATCTGCCATGTGTAGTACGTATACTATGTTAGTTTTCATCCTAGAGTTAGGGTTATGGCTGTAGAAGTACGCTTCATTAGCTTTATCGAACACTCCGTCGTGTAGTCTTATACCTAAAAACTCGTTATGACTGACTTTTATACCAAACTTCTGTAAGATATATAGAGATCTATCGGGAATAAGCATAAAAGGTAGGTCTGGATTAAAGTTATACATCTCATGTAACTTATCTTGCCTCCATTTATCAGTCTGAGGTATATAATTATGTGTATCACCATCACCTAGTTTACCTAAATCATGAAATATAGCACTAAATACTAATTCTTCATCGGTAAAGTCTATAGTTCCACCCATTTCTTCGTATAACCTCTTAGATTTTATAGCATACTCTACTACTCTATTAACGTGATCTACATATCCACCGGGTATAGCATTATGATGCCATGTTTTAGAACTAGCAGGTGCCATAATATATGTTTCACCTATATGTTCTATTAGTTCTTTTACCTTATCCTTACGATCACCTATGTAAGTATCTACTATTTTAAGATGTTTCTCGTAATTTGAATGGATTTTCTCCGCTGTTAATGTCATATTAGATTAATTACTATTATTATTATATTTATTTATATATCTTTATATATTTATATATACCTTATTATTAAATATTTTAATATATAATTAAGATAATGATAATTTTGCAGAAGATCAACTATTTTAGTATAATTTTTTGAAAATATTTCTTCTTTGTAGTGTATTCTCCTGCTTCCCACCATATATCTACCTGTAAATTGAGAGTTTTCCCTGATAATT